CACATAAAAATATTATTAGTACTTTTATCTTTATTATCAAAATTTTTGTATCCTTTTAAATGACAAAAATAATTAAAACTATTTTGGCTTAATTGGATTAGCATAACAGGAATGATCCAAGAAAAAAATACCAATTCAAAACTAAAAAATGATAAGAATAGTAACCATAAAAATATTATTGCAAAATACCACTTATTAATAAAAATTTGTTCTTTGGTCATTAAATCTTTAATCAAAAATAAATTTATTTTTTTACTATGATTGTCAATATGTTTGAATCCAAATAATTTGAATCCCAGCAAATGTGGGGGGTGCGGATCTTTATCAGTGTCTGAATATGCGTGGTGCAACCTATGCACATAAACCCAACCTAACGGACTTCCTCTACCAGACAATAATGAAATAAAAGTACAAATCCATTTAAGGATATTACTTCTGAAATTAAAACTTTTATGTGAATAGTATCTATGTAATGTTAAACTTATTCCAATAATACTATATATGTAAAATGAAATTACAGCAATTAATAAATTTAAAACATTGAATTCAACAAAAAAAGAGCCAACAACTGCTAAAATTGCAGTTAAAATTTGTATTTTAAATATAGTGTTGGCATCTGCTGAAAACATTATTTTACTGGAGTAACTTCTACTTTAATTCCGTGTTCAAGATTCCAATTTCCCTGTTTAATTTTGTTTTCTGTAACTACAAGATCATTGGCCCAAAGTCGAAATGCATCCGCATCTAAAAATTCCATATAAATGGTTTTTTCTAATCCATCTGGAGAAATATCAACGTTTACGATAAGTTTCCCATCTAAGATATAATTTTCAATTAAATATTGCTTGAACTGATCATCTTCATAAAATTCAGTTGACGGATCTGTTTTAGTTAGTTTTGCGATATGTCCTGGCATGTTAGTTTCCTTATTGTTAGAGATATTTATCTAACATTATACACTATGAGGAAAAATTTTAACTTTGTTAAAACATCATAAATACCTGAACAAGTTTAAAAAAATTTTAACAAAAAGGTAAAACGAATATGCATATTTCAAAATCAAAGCAAATACGACCAAACATTAATGTGAAATTTTGGTCTGCTAAGGAACATTCATCTTCGGAATTTTTACTGTATTTTAAAAAACGTTACCTAGATACTAAAAAATTAGTCAATTCAAAAATTGAACTGTCTGAAGATCAACTTACTTTAACCGCAGTAACTGAATGGTCAAGTGAAAAAGATTACATGGAATTTTCTAATGATCGACAAGTATTAGAAGAAATCATTATACCTAGAATAGAGTATGCTGAAAAAAATAACATTAAAATAATTTATGTTGAAGCAGATCAAAACATGATTCTTGTACAAGGTCCAGATCCTTATCCAAATTTAGTAATTCCAGAAACTTGGCAGAACGTTGAAGAATTTGCTGATTGGTGGTTAAAAGCAGGTATGCCTATGCGGTTTCCACCAAACCCCGAAGTGTTTCTTTCCGACGACGCTACATCAATTGCACTATTTCGAAAAGGACGTTTTCAAGTTGAATTGTATTTGATACACCCTTGTCCTAAAGTTCCGTTACACGGTCACCCAGATGTAGAAGTAATCAAGATAAGAATGGGCGAACGTCGCTATGTAAGTCTAAGCGAAACGTTAAGAAACGGAGGAACACATGGTGCCGGAATACGTTTAGAAGCAGAAGATCGTGGATATCCATTAATTGCTATTCAGCACTGGTTAACTAGAGACCCGACTACTATTGCATCTATGTGGAAAGGTGAAACGGTAGGTACAAAGCAAGAAAATTTAATTAAAAGATTTAATCCCGATGCATATGTAGTTCAAGGATATGCCGACATAACTAAAAGTATGTAACGCAGACTAGTATTCAAAAATATTTTTATATAGAGAAATTTGTGTTTAAAGTTATTAAAATTCAAAAGAGACCCAGTACTGACGTCTTATTTTTTCACGAAATATCTGATACTTCTGATGAATTTAAAATTTATTTTAAAAAGAAATATGTTGAAACTAAAAAATGGATTAAAAGTGATCAGTCCTTATCTGATGACAAATTAGTTCATACTGGAATCACATACTGGAAAACTCATGATGATTTCTTAGATTTTATGAACGATGAAATTGTCTTGAATAGGCTTAACATAACGAATAACTACAACCAAAAAAACAATATAGTTTCTGAATATAAATCGGATAAGCCTGTAGTTCATATAGAAGGACCAGATCCTTATCCAAATTTAGTAATTCCAGAAACTTGGAACAGTGTTGAAGAATTTGCTGATTGGTGGTTAAAAGCAGGTATGCCTATGCGGTTTACTTCAGATGCTGAAGTATTTCTTGCCAATGATGCTACGTCGATTGTAATTTTTAGAAAAGGACGTTTTCAAGTTGAATTGTATTTAATACATCCTCAACCAATAGTTCCCGTCCATAAGCATCCAGATGTTGAAGTAATTAAAATGAGAATGTCTAACAAACATTTACCCTTTTTAAGTGCAACAATACAAAATGAACAATTTCACAACGCTGAAATACGTTTAGAAACAGAGGATCGTGGATATCCATTAATTTCTTTTCAGCACTGGTTAACTAAGGATCCTACCACTACCATTTCATCTATGTGGAAAAATGAACCCGCGTGATCAAAATTATTCAAAGAATAATTTTATTAACTTCTACTCCTGATTTTTCGAGAAATTGAATTCCCGAATCATCTCTATAATTTTCACCAAAATAAACACGACGAATACCTGACTGATAAATGAGTTTGGAACATTCGAGACAAGGGCTGTGAGTAACAAATAAGTCAGCCCCAAGACCACTGTTACTAGACTTCGCCAATTTTGCAATAGCATTTGATTCTGCATGTAATACCTCCGGTCTTGTTTTTAATTCGCCTGTGTTAACTAATTTTGATCCAACACCGTATTCTGTTTGGAATTCAGTTACTTCATATTCGCAGTTGTTATCCCACCCGGCAGGCATTCCGTTGTAGCCATAACTGATCACTGTATCATCTTTGACAATCACAGCACCTACATGAAGTCTTCGAGCATGGCTTAATTCTGAGGCACGTTTTGCCCAGTCCATGTAAAGTTTAATAAATTTTTCTTTCATTTGTAAATCTTTCCGTCTCTGCTGTAGTATTTTTGATTGGGGTCATAATGAGAAAATTGATCGTACCCGTTGTCTCCGGGTATTAATCTTTTTCCAGTAAACCATTCTCCGATATGTTCAACGATATTTTTTCCATGATAATTTTTAACTATGGCAGAAACTTGACCTCGATTATAAAAATACTGCCCAATTATTCCTTCATTTAAGTTGCTGTTATACTCATCTGTTATTGGTAAGTGGGCAACACTTTTTGAACATATACTGGCCATTGGAGAAAATATTGTACTGCACTTCATATATCGAAAATTTTTGTAAACTATATCCTCATCTTGTGCTGCGTGATCTGTTTCATGAAAATACCATGCGTTTTTTGATAGTTGCAATTGACTAATAGTATTATCATTCTTCAATAGTTCAATTAAATCTGTTACCAGTACTGGTTCTAATATTTTAACATCATCTTCTAAATGAAATATATAATCATAATCTCGTTGAGTGAGAATCTTATAAAAATCTGTCCAAGTTTTACTCAAACCTTTATTTTCTTGGTTTAGTATAACTTCGTCGATATCAAATAATTTACACAGTTCAACAAATAAATTATCATTTCTGGTTCTCGGATAGTCGTCAATAACTATTCTATGAACTTTACATCCATAATAATTTAAATTTTTAGTCGACTTTAATGTAGGTATGAGATATTCTAACCGATTGGTAGAAAAAATAACCTGAACTATCTTATGCATTAATATCGTTCTGTGTTAAAAAAGAAAGTTTGAAACAATCTTCCAGTAAAAAGATCGTGCCCAAAGTAGTCTAAACTTGCATGGAACAGATCACCTCTGTAAATTATTAGACGATTATACTTATTTCCTATGGTATCAAATTGATCCCATTTTGTATAGTCATATCCTTCACCTAAATCATTTTCAGTTCTTTTGTGTAGACCAGTCGACTTATGTCGATAAAGTGCAGTACCACTGGTATAAGGAGCATCCGGCGTGAGATAACAGACACCTGCCCACATGTTATAATGATCGCTATGTATCCATGTTCTGTCTGATGCTGTGGCTATTTGAAATGATCCAGTGTATCCACTATCTTCAAACCAATTAGTTACCTTTCCTGCAAAGTACATCCAATGTTGTATTGCATTTTTAACATCATCTGTTATGTAAGGTTTTGTTCTTGCACCAGGAAAATTTCCCTTAACATCAAACGGTTGTTGGAGCGCAAATGATCTAACGCCATCTGGATTGGTATAAAAATTGTCAATGACCATCAATTCTAGATTCATTTCAATACCTTAAAAATTTTCCATTTACTCCAATGAACCCATACACTCGCCAATCATGTTCTATAATTTTTCCTTCAAACTGTCTAGTAAAATAATAAAGCAAAGTCTCAATATCATAATGCAGTGTTTTTTCGTTGTTAGTCATTTCTGCAACAACTCTAAAAATATCGATCATTGCATCGTGCTGTAGTTTCCCCCAACCATAAATTACAGAACTGTATTGTCTTAGTTTATTATCCTTTTGAATTTCTCTTCGATCGACCATAGAGTATCCCCAATTATCATCCCAGTCAAATGACATAGGAAATTTAAATAAAAATTTATCTATGTTTTCTTCAGTGCATGAGTTAAAATTTACACTGCTATCAAAAAAGTATCGCCCGCTGATTTTAAAAATATAATCGTATTCCGATAACTCTTTTTTATATTTCTCTAAAAATGATAATTGCAATAACATTTCACAAAAACTTTTATGCTTATGTGTTCTGATAATTTGATAAAGATCTGGAAATTCTTTTCTTACATCTACATACACTAAATTTTTTTGATAAGAAAATACAGATTTGTAAAAATCGCTGCGTTCACTGGCATCTACAAGAAATATAGTAGTTTCATCGTCGCAGATGTGATCTAACATGCATACTGTAGATATAGTTTGTCTTAGTCTTTCTTCATTACTAAAATAAGATCGTGTTTTGCTGTATGTCAACGGATATGAATTGTCAATGTCAATTACGCTGGTTACCATTAATGCTTTTTTCATTTTCTATAAAAGTCTCCATCTAATATTTTTTTAAAGTATTGGTCAAATCTTTTGTGAACTATCTCTTCGGAATAATTTTCCATAGCCCATGCTCGACAATCGTGTGGATTAATAGAGTCAATGTTTTTAATTGCATGAACAAATTCTTTGAATTCTCTACATCTAAATCCTGTTTTATTGGGAATAACAGTATCAACAAATCCTCCCCAGTCTGTTGTAATTGCCGGAGTGCCAGAAAAATAACCTTCGACAACCATATTGCCAAAGGGTTCAACATAATATGTAGGTCCTAAGATAGCACGAGCATCTCTCATTAATTCTTTTCTTTTTACTGCATCGCAGACCCCTACGAATGTAACGTGTGAAGGTATTTTACTATAGCCTAAATGTTTTAAATCTCCCGGTCCTGCAATAACAACTTTTACACCTGCGGCTTCGGTGGCCTGAATTACGATGTTCAATCCTTTTGATTCTATGATTCTACCAAAATATAAAAAGTAGTCTTTTTTCTGATCACTGAATTCAAATTCTTTTGGTGTAAATGCATTAGGAATAACGGCGTCAAACCAACTTGGGTTTATCAGCATATCTTTATGTCCGTAATACATATGCATATGCGGATAACTTACAAAAACTCTATAAGGTGCAAATACTGCTTTGACATCATATCCGATGCTGGGTTCTATGACAATTAGGTCTTGATGTGCATCTGTTGCTACCTTGTTTTCCCACCCGTGAAAACATAAAATTATATCTTTTGGAGATTTTCTTTTTTGTATTTCTTCACTGGCTTTTAGATGGTAAACCTTTGAATTAACCGTGGGGCTAATTAGATCTTGCAAACATATTACAGTTTCACAAGGGACATTGCAGCCTTTGATACCATAATGTATACAAGTCCAACCAAGTTTTGTCATATTGTCTATAAACTTGTATGCTGCTACAGCAAAGGGATCAGTCCTGTTATTTAGATTAACAGGACTGTTTGGGTTGGTTAGGATATGCAACTTAGACATATCTTTAATTATCACCGATTAACTTTTTCTTTTTGAAGTTTGATACTAGTGTCTTTTTCTAAAATATCTTTCCTCATAAGAAAAGGTCTAGTTTGGCCGTGTCTATGCACTACAAGATAATCAATACCTTCAATATTTTCAATCTGTTTCATATCTTCACAGACAAATTTTTCTCCATTCATCTTATTTTTTAAATAGACAGTTTTCATTTTATTCTCCTTATGGCCGGTCCTGAGAGAATCGAACTCCCACCTAGTGGTTCGAAGCCACCTATTCTATCCATTGAACTAAGGACCGTATTTTACTTTCTCAAGTTCTTTTGCAGCCTCCTCTAGAAGGTCTGCAATCCTATCTGGTTTTCCTTCTTTAACCGAAAGTCTGTCTGGGTTTTGCCTTCGAATTTCCGCCCGCTTTCTTAACCTATAAATTAAGGGCTGATTGATAACAGGCCGAATATTGTCAAGACAATTAACGCCATCGCATTCATTAGGACTAATACATGTTTTGCAACTCATACTCACTCCAATTCACTGATTCTTTCAAATACAACCACTGCTGGTAGCAATAGAACGGCTGCTGGATCTTCACTGAGAATAGCCCAAACACGTAGATGACCACTAGACATTTCTAGATATTTACTGGCGTCGTCATATGCGATTAATGCTGCTATCGGACCCCAAGCCGCACCCCGAACCGCACCCCAAATCGCGAGCCGAGCCGCATCCGAAGCCGCACCCCTAGCCGCATCCGAAGCCGCACCCCGAACCGCACCCCAAGCCGCATCCGAAGCCGCACCCCAAGCCGCATCCGAAGCCGCATCTCTAACCGCAGCTACAGCCGCACCCCAGATCGCATTCGAAGCCATATCCCTAAACGCATCCCAGGCTTCAACCCAAATTTCAAGATTTTCTTTTACTGATTCAATTACCCTATCAATATGATGGGCATTTGGCAAATGACTCCATGCGTTCATACAGCATTCTCCATGTAGTTCCTAACCCACTCCAACCGTTGTTGTTCGGTCATCGCGGTATATTCTACAATGTTTTCACGAATAGCATCTACTAGTGGATAGTATTCTTCATCAAGATTATGCTTGATGTCCTTGTTCAAATCTACTAACTTGTCTGTGCGAGGATTGCGAGCAACCCACTTTGAAGTCAAGTAGTAAGGTGATTTGATCTTAGAACTCACACCATTTTCTGTATAGAATACAAATCCCTCATGTCTGCACTCTTTGGCCATTTTTTTCAATTCAGCCATAGAGACATTATACGATTCTGGCAAATGGCAGTTAAACTTCATAGACAATGCGTTCAGAACTTGTGGGTGATATCCTACAGGGCTTTTCCAAATGTTATAGCGATATCCTAGAACATACATACCTGCCTTTTCAGGAATGATATGCGGGTCGTTTGGATGAACACATTCAAACATCACAGTCATGTCTTCGAGTTCTGAGTCAGACATTTCTATTTGCCAGTCGGCCCAAGGCATGTGAGAGATCATCATTTCTTTGGCCATGGCAACATAATCGCTATCTGTGCTTCCAGTAGTAGATACTAACACATCACCTTTGTACCAGGTACAAGCAACCATAAAGCCGTTGACCTTACGAAATGCAGTAACCATGGTATCATCTGGTAGCACAGGGGCAGCCTTTTCAATGCCATAGTTATAGATTTTAGTAAAAGGATACGACATCAAGTTGAAATCCTTGTCCACAACGGAGCCGCGGCACTCTGCGATATAGTCATTCCAAAGGTCGTCGTAGAAGACTTTCTTCTTGTACTTGAGTACATAGATGCCATCGCCGGCTGGCTTCATGTTTACCAATCCGGAAGTTTCCACATACTCTTTCAAATCGTCTTTAAACATCATTACTACCAACCTTTTTTACGATTAAACTCTTTGATTGCGGCCGATCTTTCTTCGTCTGTTTCGTTTCGTTCAGCACGAATAAAAATGCAGCCTTCAACACCACAGCCGCAGACTACATGCATCTCTCGAACAATTTTTTCTGGAGAGTAAACATCTTCACGTTTAAGTATAGAATTCCACACTTCTTGCTCGTGTCTTGCAGCACTGATATCTTTTGGTGAAAGTCTACGTCCCATTTTAATCTCCTAAAATTCTTGCAGCACGGTTCCAAAGAACATGATCACCTTCTCGAAGAACTTCAAGCATTAACCTTTTTTCTTCGAGATATGTTCTAGCAAATTCTGGATCATGCTTTACTATACTAATAGAGTTGCTGATCAAATCTGCTAACTTCACTGTTTTGACCTCAGAAGGCGCTCGACTGATAAATTCACGATCAATTTGCTTACGTTTTGCTCGGTTGCCGTCTTCCTTTTTACTAGGATTGGTTAACCAATCAACGTAAGTAGCAACAGTTTCTCCGAACTCTTGATGAATGGTTTCGAGATTTACACCAGTATCTTCGACAACATCGTGAAGCCAAGCAGCAGCAATCATTTCTGGGTCATGCGGCCTTGTTGAAACAATAGCCGCTACTTCGGCTGGATGCACAATGTAAGGTTCAAAAGTGTATTTACGAAGTTGTCCGACCGCAGCATGAGCCGCTGTGGCAAACACTCTTGCTCGTTCGATCATTTCCATAATTACTCCTTGACATGATGTTCTGTAATGTTGCCAGTCATTGCGTCAGCAATTGCACGTTCCATTTCAACTGCAATGAATCCAGTTGCGTCCATTCCCATGTCACGAGCACGACGATTTTCTAAACCAGAAAAATTACCGTGGCAGTGTCCGTGAAAATGAATTGATCCCCTGTGACATTGATCCCATTCTGCAATTGGATAGTGGAACATACAGATTTTGTGTCCGTTGTAAACAATATCCAAATAGTAATGAATTTCTTCAAAACATCTGCGGAATGATGGGTCATTAAGCAGTTTCCTGTCGTGATTGCCTCTCACTAAAATTTTATGGCCATTGCAACGATTCATGTATTCTGCTGCTTTTTGAGCAGGAAGAAACGCTACGTCGCCAAGTATGTAGACTAAGTCCTCTGGTTGAATAAGGTCATTCCATTCTCGAACCATGGCTTCGTTCATGTAGTTGACATCGTTTTTGAAACGAGCCCTCGATTGTGGGCAGAACTTCATTATGTTCGTGTGCCCGAAATGTAAATCTGATGTTATATATGTTCTCATAGTATTATTATATAGTCAAAAAAAATCTCGGTCAACCAAAAGATTAACCGAGATGTAAAAAATGTATTTTGAATTAACTGGCAAACCAAATTTCTTTGAAACCTTCTTCTTCAGTCGGGATTTCAAAATTTTTGATCATGCTAGCCAAAACGTGTTTTGGAATTTCTTTTCCGGGTCTATTGGCCAACCTGCGGTCAAGTTCTTCTCGTGGAGGAGTCTTAAATACCACAGCAATATGGTGATAATCGGGAAGCATTCGGAATTTCTTTTCCCTACTTTTAACTGTAGTAGAAGTTTGATCCCAAATAATATCTC